GCTAATACAACTTTGATTGTTGCTAATGACAGTGAACATGCAAAGCTTTTGTCACAAAGCTATGTACGTGTTGGTAGTTATGATGGTGAAGGAATTGAAAATATACACAAGAGTTACTATTTCTTGCCTTCAAATAATCGTCCATCTTTTGCACAAGGAATTATGCAAAATGTGGTTCATACTTCAGGTGGTGTGAGTCTTGCAACTGGTTTTACTGTTGGTATAACCGCAGGAATAATTACTGATCCTGTGTATCTTAAGAGAATCTGGAATAGAACCAACAGAGTAAATAAAACTTCCAATGAAGGTTATTTACCTGTGTTTAATAGTGATGGTGAATTGATTGCATTGGAACGTACTGTTGATCCAGCACAATTACAACGTCTGAAATTTAACACCAAGATACATCAAATGATTGGTGTATGGCGTGGTAGACAGTTGGAAGAAGCTGCTGCGGATACATATAACTCTGCTCTAGTTAAGACTCTTTATGATATGTATGACAGAGATAGACATGCAGGCAAACATGATGGGTATGTAGATATATTCCATACCACTGATCCAGTAGTTGCTGATGCTGTGAAACTTTTGAATAAAAAAGTTATTGATGAAATGAAAGCATTAAACGACTCAGGATCGTTTTATGTTCGTAGAACAATGCTGAATGATGCACTTGGTTACCATAGTGCTTCTGTTGGTGATATGTGGACTGGTAATACCAGATGGAATAACACTACTCAAAGATTAGTTAAAGGACTGGCTACATTAACTATGGGCAATGCTGCTTATGCAAAATTGGTAAACAGTGAAAGATTTGTTAGTAATGCTGTTGCAAGTGCAAAACAAACTATTATTATCAAATCTGTAATTGTTCCAGCTGCAAATATTGTGGCAAACCTTTACCAATTACTTTCTCGTGGAGTTAATCCATTCTTCATGAAAAAGACGTTTCCTAAAAAATTACAAGAAACAGAGTTCTATGTAAAAAGTAGTATTCGTTTGGTAGCTGCACAAGCTGAATTGTTAGCTTATGCTAATGATCCAATCAAGTCAGCTAAATTGGAAGCAGAAATTAAATCTATCAATGATAGTTATGAACGCTTAAGTATCTGGCCTTTGATTCAAGCTGGTGAATTCTCATCAATTTCTGATGTGGGTGTTAATCATGAAGACTTGAACATTGCTCAGGGTAAGTGGCTAGATCAAATTGATATTTGGGTGGATAAGCTTCCTGCAAATGTACGTAATGCAGGTAGATATGCTTGGATTACACAAGATACTGCTTTGTTTCAAGGTTTGCAAAAGGCAGTTCAATATGGTGATTTTCTGGCTAAAGCAATTTTGTATGATGATCTTACTAAAAACAAGGGTATAAGTCAGAAAGATGCATTGATCCGTATTACAGAAGAATTTGTAAACTATGATCGTCTGCCGGGTAGATTCAGAGGTTATATGGAACAGATTGGGTTACTCTGGTTCTATAACTTTAAAATTCGTTCTGTAAAAGTAGCTTTGTCAATCATACGTAATAACCCATTACATGCTCTGTTTGTAAATGTGTTACCTATGCCAGAATTCTTTACTGGGCCTATTGGTTCAGTAATTGATGACAATTTAGTCACTAAAGGTCTAAGTGGTGAATTAGGTAATTCAATAGGATTAGGACAAGGATTTGACGCTATATCCCTTAATCCTTGGGTCAATATAGTAGATTAAATAAAAGCCCCCTTAATAGGGGGCTTTTTTATTCAATATCTTTCTCACTAATTATTGCACCTACTATTAAAATACATACAATAACAGTTATTGCAATATATGGTGCTATTGCAATGATCGCTGCTGTAAGTGCAAAGAAAGCAGCAACTATGAGGATCACCATTAAAGCGATCCTCATAAATCACTCCTGAGTAGTAGTTACTGATTCATTAACTACTTTTTTAAGCCCTCCAAATAGCGTCTTCCTAGACTCATTGACTTGATCAGGAGTACTTTCTTCTTTGGTGTCCATAGCTGCTGTTGCAGCGGTGCTTTTGGTAGGCTCAGTTTCACTCAAAACGGGTTTAGAGACGTTTTTAACTGTTCCAGCTGTATGGATATCAATATTTGCTGTAAAGCCTTCTGAGCCTCTTGTAGAGCGTAGATCAATATCGAGAGTCATACCCTCTTTGATGTTGATTTGCTGGTTCATGTAGTTACGAATGGCTTGTTCGATTTCTGATTGAATAAGTAGGATTTGCATAAGATTTTCCTAAATTGGATTAATGGTTACTTCAACACGCGGATTTGCAACATCCACTGAACCAAATAAATACTGAACACCTAGTACGTGTTCGTAATTGTCATCAGGGATATATTCTAGATTTACTAGAGTATCGCTAAAGAATTTATCAACGATACTGCAAATATTGGCTACATCACACAGTCTTTTTGATGGTGGATATAGCTCATATGATAGAGATATCTGGTTTAACTTTGGTAATTGAACCAGGAGAGGAGCTACTTGGTTTTGGAAAGTAACTTTCACCTTATTCAATGTTTGGTAATGTGTATTACGATAAACATTGAGGTTAAGGTGAAAGTTTTTAGTTTTACTCTGCCTCACTGATAGAGGCAGAGGGATTACCCACATTTAAGCTTTCTTACCAAAGAGTGACTTTTTGGGAGTTGTAGGTGTTGCACTAGGCTTAGGTGGAGCACCAGTACGTCCAGATGGTGCAGATTGACCGTCTTTGATTTCACGCTTATCACGGGTCACACCATTATTCTTTTCAGCCCACTTATCCCAGAATTCACCTTCTTCAAGGCCATGTTCAGCCTCAAGTACGGTCAATTTGGTTTCAGTATGAAAAGCACGATCAATGACATTCTGATCACGTTCTTCTGCTGTTGGTTCATACTCACCAGTCTGATCATTCTTTACGTTCTTGTTTACACGTTCCTTAATGATCGCCAATGAGATTGCTTTATCAAGCAGATCAATTAATACGGGAACAGAAGTAGGAACTTCTTTCTTTTGATCAAAATCATAAAGCTTTACAACTTTGTCTTCAACATCTTGTTCAGACAAAGGTTTCTCAGTTGTCAACATACAAATATTGTCAATGAGAGTAAAGCCTGGCAATGGAACTTTCTTTGTGTTATCTTGTTTGTTCAGAAAGTAATTTTCACCTTTACGGTTAGTGACATAAACAGTTTCACGATATTCACGTCCTGCAAAATCAAGAACTAGGGTAACATTTTGGGCACCTGCTTTGGATTTACCTGCATAGGCTACTTTAATTTTGCCTGAGTAAACTCCAGTTTCAAGTGCTCCACCACTACCTAGACGTTCTTCTTGTTTTTCAAGGCCATCAGTTGTCAAATTTTTAAACATGCTCATAAGGTTCTTTCTTTGGTTCAAAGGGTTTTGTTCTACGAGTAGAACTTGTTTAAATGCTCCAAAAGGATTTGGGCATTATTATCCATAAAGGTCTGCTCACGAGTAAACAGCCCCATAGGACTCCGTATACGCTCACCAATGGTTGCTTTGGTAGGGCGTGTTTGGAATACATGTTTGTATCCCAAAATTTCGTCTTCTTCTGTAATATTTAGAAGTTCTGATTTATAGTCTTTTAGGTCTTTTAGTGCCATTCGCTTTGCATAAACAACGGTACTAAAATAAGCTTCAACTCCATTTCCTTTAAGTGATCCTTTGATTGGTACGGAAGTTTTAATTTCCATATTCTTTTCATCTAGATCGTCTTTAACGTGGGCAGTAATAATAACGGGTTTACTAAATGTGGTGATTTTTTCTTGCATCATTCGTTTATAGAATTGAGCAAATTCACCCCATGCTTTCATAGTATTAGCAGAAGTCAGCACATATTGACTTTCATACATGTCCATTAAGAATGTAAGACTGTCGATAATAATGCCTTTAATTTCCTGATCTTCATTAATTGCATAATCAAATGCTTCATGCACCTGATATGGATCAGTAATACGCATATCCCTAAATTTACTTTTAAAGGGTAATCGCTTACCTGCTTCTGTATTTAAATATAACCAGTTTTCTTGATCTTTAATGCCTTTAAGACTGGCTGATTTACCTGTTGATGAGTAACCACATATGAGTACAAGTTGATCATTAGGTTTATCTACATTAGTTTCTTCCATTTATTTTCCTTAATTTGCTTGTTTAGTTGATAGTTTCTTGGCTACCGTAACCAAGATGGTGTTATCAATTTCATCTTCATTAAGTGGGTTAGATAACTTCTTATTGAATGCATGTACTTGTTTACCAATTGTGTAAGCATCCATACCAGAATCAATTAATGCAAGTGCATACTTAATCATTTGATTGTTTCTATTACCTGTTGCAATACGTTGAGCAAACCACCTTTCTAGGTTATCAAGATTCTCAACCTGCTGGAATGTTTGCTTGTATTCAGCATTTTTTGAAGTCTTAGGAATGAATTTCAATGCATCAAACAACTCACCATTCAAGTTATAAAAGTAAGAACCAGTAGAACAAGATGCCCACTTACGAGAACGTTGATTAGCATCTTCGTCAATTTGGAATGGCAGCCAAGAGGCAATAGAAGCCATGAACTCTTTGTAATCATCAGCATCAAGTGTAAGATGATAGTTCATTGGTAAGATCAATCTAAATCGGTTGTTCTCTTCTGTATGTCTTTTAGTTGTATAGGTCATGAATTTAATTTCTTTAAGCAGTTCATGAACCAAGGAAAGAGATACACCTCCATCAACATCAACTACCACCATATTGAAACCTTCAATTACATCTTCCTCTGCTCGATGACCTTTTTTAAAGGCATGATTGCACCAATGGAGATTTTCTCCTTGGGTCAAGAGATGTAATTGATCAAATGGAGCAGTTTCTGTTTCATAGTTATAAGCAAAGTTATCACTATAAGAAAGATGCATTTCATTGATGTTGGTTTCTTTTAGCTTATCACCCCTAAAAAACTCAATACCATCAATGAAGGATTTCTTAATAATGATATGGTGTTTATAGCCCCAAGCTGTAGCTAGGGTCATCATTTCATTACGTGCTGCATTTCCACTTTTATAGAAGGGTAATGCTTCATGTAAATCAGCATGAGTTAAGTCCTCATTCTCAGCAGCAATATACTTAGCAAGCTTTACATAAGCTTTCTCTCTATTGAGGATGGTTCCAAATGATTTACCTGATTCCTCAACTAGCAAAATAGCTTGTTTAAGATGGTCAATATCCAGTTCACATGAACCATCAACAAAAGCGTAAGCACCCGCAAGTTTCAACGCTCTGAAATAGCGATGAGATATTTCTGCTTTCTGGTTCTCTTTGTGATCAGGTAACTGTTCAGCAAGCTTCTCACAAGCAATCTTATACTTAATGAGTTGAATGGCTACATCATCTTGTAGAACCAATTGCCAGCCAAATTTGGTTGGATCAGCCAATGAGTGAAAGTGATTAGACCACTTGGTTACTGTTGCTGTATTTATTGGATCAATGAGATTTTGGTAAATCTGTTCAGCAGTCAGTGTGTAATGAGATTTCTTCTCTATATGACCATAGCCAAACAAACACCGTCTTGCATACCCCATTGATAGCAATGAGTAAAACTGATCCTCAGTAGAACTGCCATCAAACAGAGCACTTGGGGTTCCAAACAATAGCATATTGGTTGGTGTTTTACCTGCAATTTCCTCTGATCTTTGATTCTCAGCAGTGTTTTTAGTCAGTTTTTGTTTAACTAACCCTTGATCGTATAGTTCCAGATATACATTCAGTACATCAGTCGCACCAATCAGATTAGCACCAATTTCATCAATTTGTAAATTGATAGAACCACATTTAGCTAATAGTAGCTTATTTCTCAGTTGCTTAACTGCTGGTGTAGTTCCTGAGTCAAATGTAAATGGTGCTGGGCCTGCTCTGCGAAACTCAGCATCACATTTATCAAATTCCTCTTGTGGGTCAGTTCCATTACGGATAGCTCGATCATTAGCAACTTCCCAAAGATGTTTCTCAGCGATGATTGGAAAGGTATCTTCCATAAATCGCCTTTGAAATCCCATCATAAAGTCATTCTCAACAATGTTGACTGAATGACCTTTGCTATAACCACTG